CGTGAGGATGGTTGAGACAGCAACAGCATTAACCCCGCCTCCTCCAGTTATGGTCACGCTAGGTGCAGCAGTGTATCCAGACCCAGGAGTTATCAGGCCAATAGCAACTACGTTACCAGACTGTATGGTTGCCGCAGCCGTAGCCGTTACCCCATTGGAAAGGTTTGGCGCTCCGATTGTAACGGTTGGAACAGAAGTGTAATTGTTCCCAATCGTAGTAATGGTTATGTAAGCTAGTCCACCAGCTCCGGCAGCTACAGTACACGCCGCTGTAGCCTGAACTCCGTTAGTATCGTTTGGAGCTGAGATAGTTACTAGCGGAGGAGTCGTGTACGCTGAACCACCATTTCGTATTCCTATTGCCCCAACAGAACCTACGAACACTAAACTTATTCCGTCCCATGTGTAATAGCCTTTAGAGGGGTCTGCAATCAGAACTCGTTCATTACGCCACTGACTTACTCTCAAGCCACTAGAGCTAAAGGTTCCTGCTACAGCTACATTGCCTTTGGTGTTGTTAGATAGGTCAACGTACTCACACCGGCCATCTGCTTGAAAAGAGAATAGGTAGTCCTTTAGGCCAATGTTCCCACTGGTTAAGTAGACTGCGGTATTGGCAAAGGTAACGCTACCCACATTTGATGCTGTAGGCGTGATACGCATATTAGCGTATCCAACAGGCATAGCGTTCTCAAGCCACGAGAACTCTGACTCATCAATAGCGGTACGATTAGCTTTAGTGTTAAGCCCTTTGAACTGCTTGACTATCTGGTAGGACTTCTTCTGCTCTGCTGCGGCCATGACTAGAGTCCCTGGCTATAAGGCGTTGGCATCCTTCTAGTGAACGTGCTAACTAGAACAGACTGTACTTGTTTCTCATACTGCTGCTTGAATATCTCCGCTTCCCCATAAGACTGCTCTTTGTACTTAGCTAGGTAAGCTGCGTAAAACGAAACCGGATTAGTGTAAGGCTCTTTGATATTGTCTATATCAGGAGCAATCACTAACGGCGTTGGCAATACCACTGTATCTATATCAACTGTGTACCCTTGTTGAGGAACGGGAGATATGTAGATTTGTGATTGACCAAATATACTAAAGGCTATTGGCCTTCCAATATAGTTCTGCCAGAACCGTAGCTCTGCATTGAACTGGGTCCAGGGCAGATACCGTAATGGGATTCTAGTATTGCCCCAGTACAGGTTGATATTGATAATGTCTAATGTCTGGTCGCCACTAGGCAGCGCAGCATAGTTAATAATCTCGCAAGGGCCGGCATACAGAAGTGTTGCTGTGCCATTAGTAAACGTAGTTGACGGAGGATATACATCTGTCCCAGAAGGATATGGGGGAGGGTCCGTGTCTAAAACTCCACCTATAGTTACTTTGTAAATATAGATGTTAGAGAATATGTAGTCGTTTGCACTAACTGTTGCGCCAGCAGCCCAAGCATAAGGGGTTGCTCCACCAGCTACAGGAGTGCAGGGAACTTGTGTTACTTGGATGGTACGGAGGCAGCCAGTATCGCGTACAACTCGATTTCTAGCGCTGTTGATGTTGTCTGTTAACTCTGCGTCAGACCAAAAGTTTCCATTGGCATCGTGAAGAAGCCTTCTGACCTGTGTGATGTAGCTTGATAATGTTTGCGACATTTAGCATCCATATTAAGCAGCTTTAGGAAAGACTTTTCCCCCTCCCCTCTTTGCAGGGGGGAAGGGTACTCGTTCTACCACCGGGGATAACGAATGGTTCTTTTGTGGCAGCTCAAGGGATATTTCAAACTTCTCAAGAATCTTCATACCTTCTGGTATGTCGTTCTTAGTCTTTATCCACGAGAGCCTCGCCATAACCGGCTCTTTGTCTTCTTTTCCGTATCCGAATATGTAACTGGCAACGTCTATCGGAATCTCTACTGTCTCCCCTACAGGGAAACTGTACAGCTTGTAGGCGTAGTCATCAATAAGCGGCTTATCCCACTTATTTGTTACATATACGTTTATCACAATTAGAAGCTAATTACGTCACCGTAGACTTTAATATCAACAGTGTTTGCATTGCCAGAAGCAGTGTTCACATTGACATAGAGAGCCTGGGTTGTAAAGCCTGAAACAGCAACATTACCACCAACAATTGCTAAGTCTTGGAACTTAACTGTGCCTGAGACACTAGCAAAGACCACGTTCCCAACAACTGCGTTAGAGATATTGCCGTCATTACTTGTGGTAATTGATACGTTTGCAAGAGCAACTGTTCCTGATGGATTCATTACGGTTATACGCCGAATGATAACCCCGCCAGAATTAGCTGTTCCGATTCCAGCCGTAAGTCCACCACCCATTAAAGGGATAGCAACAACAGCGTTGCCAGCCGTATTCAGTTGAGTAGTAGAAATTATAGCTAGTCTAGCATTGCCAAACGAGTCAAGGTAAAGCTGACTTACTGCATCTGAACTAGACATTTTTTATCTCCTAGTTATTAAGAGTTAAAAGTGCCGGTAACAGCTTGACCGCCATTAGGTGAAAGCAATGTTACGGTGTCGCCACTTGCGTAGCTAGACTTAGCGTAAACATTGTATCCGTCGGAGATAACTACTCCGCCTACGTTTGCGGCTATAACAGTTGCGTTTGTTGCGCCGTTAGATGCCAAGATGCTGACATTTGCGGACGGGAACATAACATATATTCCAGCAGGAATAACAGTACCGTTTGCAGTGTTGACAGCGGTAAGGGTAGTCGTGAGGAAGTATGCGCCAGCAGTGTTAGTAACCGCTGTGGCTAGTATGATTTTATTGGCTGATAATGACATGGTTATAGCTCCTTATAGTGAGAGAGAGTTATATCCGGTCACTTGTGTCATTGACTTAGGCTTGGTATTAACCAATTCCGCAATCATCAACACAGCGCCAACATAACCAATCTGCCAATTAGGAAGTGTGGACTCGAATCCAGTAAACACAAACGAGCCTTGCTCATGAATATAGAGCGACAGGTAGTTGGTGTTCAGGAAGTACACAGTACCTTCTGGGCAATATGGGTCCGGGTAAATAGGCACTCCAGCAACCATCAGAGCGCGGAACGCTGCTGAAGGACCGTTAGCATCACCAGCAAAACCAGCGCCAGGGGTGATAACGTATTGCTCTTGACCTACATAATCTTGTGCAAGCAATGTCCATGTACCGAATCCGCAAACAGCAAAGCTAGGTACTTCTGCGCCGTTCTTCACGGTTCCAGAGATGTACTGCAAGATGTTTTGGCGTGTAGGGTTAACACTACCAGCAGCGTACTTCTTTGATGCCCACCAAGCGTAAGTAGCGCGGTCAATGTTTCCATAAGTACCGGTGCTGTTTACTGCTGCTGGAAGACCAATGAATTGCTGAGTGTTGGTGGTGTTTGTGTACAAGGCAGTAGCCATTGCATCCATCATCACGTTGGTCGCATCATTCATACGAGCTTCGATTAGAGGAATGATAGCTGCGTCTTGCTGAACTGCACCTTCCATACCTAAGAACGGTACTGGAGCAATCATCAATTTCAAGTCGAATTCTGCATTGAAAGCGCCTTGTTGTACGGAAGGCTGGTTGAACGAGCCAGAGTAATCCGACCACTGAGCGTTAACGAATTGCGAACCCTGGACAGGAACGGTTATCGAAGACACACCACCTGAAGCTGATTGACTGTTAGCAATCAAAGCCGCCATCAGAGGCGTGGAGTTGTAAAGCTGAACGACCAGCTTAGGAATGAACGCACGGCGAGTAACGTAAGTTAACTCTGTGTATTGCGAACTACCTGTTGCTGGAATTATACCGCCGCCTATAGGCATGGTTTATCTCCAATTAAAAAAATTAATATCCCCTTACAACCCTATTGGCCGAGGACCTTTCCTCAAGTCAGCTAGAGCCTTTGATGCTTCATCCCGTGCGCCAGCAACAGGGTTCTTCCAGAACTTGTTGAGGTCAAACTTGCTGATAGCGCTAGGATTGTATCCGCTTGGAGTAGGAACAGCAGATTGCTTCATCCACTGCCAATACTCTGCCGCAGCCTCGTGATTAGTAATGCCCTTTTCAAGCATTATCTTCTCAACTTCTTCAATTTCGTCTTCGTGCTGAATCAAGCCCTTTCTCATTAGCTTGCTTCTGCGACGGTCAAGGTCTTCAATAGCATCTCTCTCACGGAGTTTTGCCTCAAGTTGCTCGACACGATTATTAGACTTAGTAACTGCGCTCTCAGTGTACTTCTGCATCTCTAGCTCAGGAATTGGAAGGTCTGGCCGAATTCTTTGGGTCAGACGCAAAAATTCATTCCGTGTTGCTGGATTGTCAGCTAATGACTTGGACAACATCGCCAATTCATCCCGTGCTTCAAACGACAAGTCTTCTAAGCTCATAATTATCCCCTAATTTAATTCCAAGTTGCGCCGCGCTTGATGTATCCAATGTTTGCATGGGACACGCCTAGCATAGCGCCAAGTTTACGTTGAGACAAATCAGATTCACGAATGAACCTAACTTGCTCTTCCGTTAATTTTGACCGACCACACTTCTCTCCACGAGCAGAACGCTTCTTTGACACCATATCAGCAGAGTTCTCTGCGTGTGTAGCAAGCCAAAGATGCTCAGGATTTACGCAAAGTCGATTATCGCAAACATGAGCAATAATCATACCTTCGGGTATTTCTCCAACAAATGCTTCATAAGACACTCTATGAGCCGAAGCAGTTGATTTTTTTTCAGAGCCACAAAGACCGTAACCAGAATTAGAAATTGCTCCCGTCCAGTTCCAGCAGCTATTGCCGGGTATCTGAAAAGAGTGCTTCACTATTCTTTCTTGGTCTTTCATAACCTATATAACTTTCTTTCCGTCACCAGGCTTCTGAACAGCCATCTTGTTCTTTGGGCCTGTCTTCGCTGCGTTGCTCAATCCACCCATGTGAGCAAAACGTGGGGTGTTGTGAACTACGCCATTTTGTTGAGTATCATCTGTTGGGCGACGAACTTGGTTAGCGCCTCTTGGTTTGAATAAGTCCATGATTTATCCTTTACATTTGTGGGGGTTGAGGACCACCAGCGCCAGCACCAGGCATAGGTGGCATATTTGGTACAACAGGTGCTTGTGCCATTGCTTGTCCAGCCGGTGTGCCTCCGCCAGCTTGCGGCAAGTTTTGTAGCATCTGAATAATTTCAGATTGTTGCAATTCCTTAGTCTGCGCTTTGCGAGGACCAAGAAGCCCCGACAGAGTACGGAGGGCTGCTAAAGCCTTCTGTCCTTCTGGGGACTCACTACCAAGAGAGGGCAGTGATTGTTCAATTAAATCCATTGCTAGTCCGATGTTCACAAGAGCGCCTTCACGGTTGCCCATCTTAGGCTCAGGTGTTGACATAGGTGAGGACATTGGAGGGGTAGTCTGGTCTGACATTCCTGGCATTGCTTGTCCAGGTAATGCTTGAGGAGTAACTGGTGGAGCATCAGGCATTGCGCCTGGGGCAGCTCCAGGAGCGCCGGCTCCCTTCTGTTGGTTCTTAATTAAC